CTTAGGGCATCATTTGCCTGATTGGTATACAGACCATATTCCTGGGGTGTGCCGCCTACGTTTGCTCCGCTTGTGTCGGTTACTGGACCTGATGTATTAGCACCGGTATCGAGGTTCTGCGCTGGTGCTGGTATGGCACCCACTTTGGCCGCCTGTTGTGCTGCGGCCTGATCGCCTGCATCAGTTCCCGTACCAGTAGGTTTGCCACTGGTACCGTTACCTTTTGAGATGAATGGGATGCCACCACCTGCGTAACTGTGGAGGTTAAAACCCGGTGTAAGGTCTACATGAAAACCCATAAAAAAGACTCCTTCGAGAGTGAGGAGTCTAGTCTAGTTTTAGAAAGCTAAATTATGGGGTTTGGCAGAAGTGCTCCACGAACTGGTAAAAGCCGTGAGTGTCTTTTCCTGCTACTCCAAAACCCGTAAGGCTGTATTTCGCGTCAATCATTGCGGCATGATGGGCCGGACTTGCTATCCAAGCCGCTAGAGCAGCTGGACTTGTGCTATTTTCATCGAGGTTCTCACTCGAATCAATACATGAGATTCCAGTGCTGAAAATGTAGTTATGGCTACTATTGCCTGCGTTGGGACTACCGGCTGGGCTGATATGCCCATAGTAATCATACGCAATCTCATCATTAGCCTTCATCTGTGCCGAAGCGTCCAAGCGTGGGTCTTCCTTCAGGGGAGCAACGCCGTGTTTTGCGCGTTCAGCGTTAACCAAGGTAAGCAATTGGGCTATTGTAGGCTCGCTAACCGCAGAGGAGGCCGCCTGAACGGGTTTTTGCTTGGAACTGGCAGATATACCGTATCCAACAGGAAGACCGACCAGAAGGCCAATCAGGATGCCGACGAACCACAGCTTTTTCATACCCCTGTTATACCACATGTTGTAATATTTTACAAGCATGCTATACTCCAATTATGCGCAGTATAGCCACAGTAGCCGTATTAACTTGCCTTACGTTGGGGTTCATACTCGGTGGCGTGTTCGTCATCCAAGGCGGTGATCCTGACTTCGGTCGGCAAGCATGCGGATTACTATTGGTCGGCTCGTTCTTCACGATTTATTACCTGTTGCCACGATCTAATCGGCTCGCAGATATAGAAAAGGCTAAGAAGGCAGATTAGCTAGTAAAAACTAGGCTAGACTCCAAATTATTAAAGATCAGTTATGTTACTAGCTGTCTTTAATCGTGTGGAGTTCTTTATACTCTGTGGTCGCTTGCCTTACTTTATTAGGCTGATGCTGGATAATTCTAGCTAAGATAGCCCGTTTGTACTCTTCTTTTTAGAGTTAGCGGCTGGTTTTCTTTATTTCCCTGCGCCTGACGCGGTGCGTTTCTGGTTACATTGTACCAGATTATTAGACAATTATTAAACTGTCTTGTCGCCCAGTAATAACAAGCGAATCCACTGCATCACCAATATTCCCCGCATCACTCCCGCCGCGTATCGTCAGCAAATCTTCCACCGTGCGTATGAGTAAGATGTCGGAATTTGTTGTAATGATAAGTTCAGATGTCTCTATTTGGGTGACAATCAGGTGGTCCACGATAGTACGTATAAATAAGTTGTCTATAGCGATCGGGGTGTGACCGGATGCAACCTGTAGACCACCACTTGCAGTAAGGCTGGCGGCCACTTGGCCTATGTTCACATTCTTGCCGGTGGCTACTGACTGCGCACCTCCGGTAGCAGTCAGAGTTGCAGCGGCTTGGATTATACTGGCACTGACTACAATAGCGATGGACTGAGTACCACCCGTGGCAACAATATTTGCAGCCGCCTGAGTAATCGCTACTTTCTGTGATGAAGCAACCGTTTGAGTACCGCCTGAAGCCGTTACCGATGCTGCAACTTGAGCCACAGAAGCGCTGGCAACATTGACCGCAGTAACAACTTGTACGCCACCTGTCACGGTTAATGTTGCGGCCGTTTGGCTGATCGCTACAATATTGACTGTGGAGACAGTCTGGACACCACCGGTAGTCGTTAGGTTTGCTGCAACCTGCGCTACGCTTGCGTTCCGGGCTGATGCTACTAGCTGAGTGCCCCCAGTGATTGTCAGCGTTGCTGATGACTGTGAAATGGCTGAATTATTAACGGTCGCGATCGTTTGTATGCCACCGGTTGTCGTGAGTACAGCGGCAACTTGAGTAATCGAAGCATTGACCGCACCGCTTCCAAAGTAATTATAGCCTCTGACAAGCGGTTTGAACGGTTGAGTTCGTCCCAACCTTGCCATTAGTAGGTACTCGCTCTGTTAACGGCTTGCATGACACTCAAGCCTTTACGGGGTATAAAAGTGGAAGTAGCGGCCTGCAGTTCAAATGTTTTCGTCAGCGAGTTGACGGCAGCACCAAGTGTTTTGGAACTGAACGAGAATGAAGCTACCGTACCATTGGTGTCGAAGATGGTTGACTCGTATGTACTTGCACCCACGTCGGTCACAAGTGATGTCGCCGTAGGCGGGTGAGTTGAAGAACTGCCGGAGTTATTGCTAAGTGCCGAAGTACAAATGGTCCAGTCTACGTTAGGGTTGGTAAATGTGACGATACCCGAATAGCTGATGGTTGTCGATGCTGTACCGGTCTGACCACCGCCGTTAATGATCGGTGTTGTCGGGTTGTGGCCCGAATACATGACATATGACAAAGCGGTGGCATTTGTCCAAGTACCACTGGTTTCAGAGCTTGACGCGGCATTCTTCCACCCGATGCACATCGCCATACCATTAGCTGATGCGGTCAGGGTGGTAGAGTTCCATCCGGCCGGGACCGTCGGCACAGTAAGCCCGGAGGTGTTAACAGCGTGAACAATAATCAGATGCCCAATCGAATAAGTGCCGGTAAAGCTAATCGATGTCCCTGCTGCTGAACCCGGTGTGCCGCTACGAGCGAGTGCCATTTTACACCTCGATTATCATGTAGCAGTAGCAGTTGACTGTTGTGCCGAAGGTTACACGGATGCGGGCAAACTTTGACGGCTGGATAACCGGCCTTTCGCCCAGCGGGAACTGCTTTATGTACTGGTTTGTTGGAGCTATGAACTGAGGTCCGTCCAAGTTTCGGACGGCGGTTATACTGCCTTCACCTGATGCTGTGTAACCGGTGGATGTAGTTCCAACTGCAATCAACGAAGTCGTAGGATCGCCACCGTTCAGGGCGTCAGCGTCATATTTGGTAATGTCGTTTGCTACGGAAGCGGTCACGGTTGCGGCTACGTCAGTCTCGATCAGCTCGACTTTACCCGGTGTCGCTGCCGCAGAACCATCAAAAGAAATACCCCATTCGACGATCTTTATCGCATTAGTTGTGCCGGGCTTCACCTGAAGCATTGTCTTGATAGATGTCCCCGTAGCAACTGTCGCGAAGGCTGCAGTCGTCTGCATTGGGCCGTTTGCAATTAAATATCGTGCCATACTAACCTTTCTATGAAGACGCTAAGTTAAATACACCGTTCGTAGCGTCCCAAGTAATGACGAAGGTGCCACCACCGGATGCTGTCTGAGTGCCGCCGAAGTCTATGTGAGCGATTGGAGCACCTGAAACGACATACAATTTAGCTGCAACTGCTGAGAATCCTGCTCCCGTAGCCGTCCAAGTCGTTGTTCCAGCTGATCCGCCACCAAAAGCCCCAGTGATTTTGAAAAGCTGAGTTGCTACGGTTGCTGCGCTTAGTGTCCGTGTTCCTACAGCGCCACCGCCCGTGGTATACCCGTTAGCCGAAGCTACTTCTGTTCCTGATGTGGTGTAGGTCGCATCACCGTGTGTGAAGGTAGACGCGCTGAAAAGGGCACAGTTCACGGTATCGGTGGTCCAGTTGAACCCAGCAGCTCCCATGTTGTTTAGAGTTTTGTCGTATACGTGTGTAACTACTGCCATATTATTCTCCGTTCTTTCCTGGTGTCGCGCCGATGGGAGCGGAGGGCACAAAGATATTTACACTTATTTTTGGGTTGCCTTCTTCGTCGAACCCATCCTGAGTTGAAGTTGCAGTTGCCTTTATGATCGGTAGACCGTCGTCGGCATGCCCAGTGATTTCATAGTGTTTGCCTTCTATTTCGATTGTTTCCATAACTAATTCCTTAACTTGTCGCAATCTTGTAGTCCTGAAGGACTTTAAGTTTCCCTGTTTCTTCAATCACCGTTCCATCGGCGAGTACGGCTTGAACGCCGACACTGTATGTACCTGCCGGAACGTTCGTATCGGTAGCAGACAGTACAATGCGACTCTGTCCTAGTGTTGGAGCCGTATGTGACGTTACGGGGGTAATATCAATTTCAGCGTTCGAGTCGTCAGCTGGGGCTGTTTCGGTAGTCGCAGCAAAAAAAACCTTACCTCCGGTGAGATCGTAGGGCGTACCATCTTGCTGTGTGAATACCACGTCTATAATTCGAGTGGTACCCTTAACTAAATCCTTAAGTTTCAGTGCCATGTTATTTCCTTGAGATCTTAGTAGGCGGCCAAAGTCGTAACGTTCTGGTATATTTCAACTACGCTATCTCTGACAAAAACCGCCCTGTTTTTCGGATATGCTCCCTGATTTGCCCTTCAAATCGCTCAACTGCCTCAACATCATTCGCAACATGTGCCTTCACAAGCCTGTGTCTTAACTCGACCAGTTTTCTATCCTTCACTTGCGCTTGGATGTTCTGGAAAGTTCTGTAGGCTCGTTCACGGACAGTTCTGCTTAATGAATAGTCATTGAACCGTTTGTGTAGTGCCGCAAGGTCAGCATCCCGACTGTTGTCCATCTACTCTTCGCTGTCGGCTTCAACAATGTTGCGAACGCGCTCAAGAGCCTGCTCGCTGTCTGAATCGAAGTACATCCGTGCGAGGTCGTAGTAGTTCTTGCCCTTAATGTAAGCGGCCAGAACATCACCCCGAGTGACTTCCTTTGCAACGACAATCTTTTCATCGAGTTTCTGTTTGCTGGTTTCTTCGTCTTTGGTTGTAGCCATATTTGACTCCTATGGTGGTGGGGGCCGCAAGGCCCCCAGTTAGTTATTAGGCAGTTGCACCAGTCTTCACGTTGACCAACCAGTTGGCATTCAGGGTCTTCGTAGCGAAGGTGGCCTTCCAACCAATGGTCATGAACATGTTGAGCGGGTTGCTCGTGTCTGATTTGTCGGACTGTTTGATGATCAGCTTCATGTTGCTGCCGGCCAGATCAACCGTACCGATGGCTTCTTGCCCGTGGAAGAAGTTCGAGAACACGGTTGCAGTAGACGCTTCGCTCTTCTGGTTGCTGGATGCTTCCAGGAATCGAACTCGCTGGATCTTACCGACTTCACCCTTGTACAATTCGTTTCCGTCTTTGTAAGAGTGGGCGTTGACCCAAACGGTGTCGCTCATCAGGTCGAATGAAGTGTCAGGACCGACCTTACCCAAGAAGTAACCATCGCTGTAAGGAATAGCGTTGTTCTTCTTCAGGGTTCGGACTGCCTTGCGGACTTCAACAAGACTCAGGATGTCGCTTGCTGCGAGAGCTGTCAGAGCGGCCTTGCCACCAGCGAACTGTACGGTTGCGCCAGAGAACAATTCGTTACGAACAAGCGTATCGATGGTTTCAGATGCGTTCTGTGCGAGTACTTCCGATTTCTCAGTAGCTGCGCGGTCGATAGAGGTACCGTACAGGAGTGAGCTAATCGTGTCAGTTGCACCGTATTCAGCAACTGTCGCAGAAACGGTAGCGCTGGAAATGTTGGTTGCACCTGGGTTGGTTGCCTCAGTCAGAGCAGATGTTGCTGCAGACAGTGGGGTGTAACGGTTCCAAGTCATTGTTTTACCGCTGTTCAGTGGGTGAACGCGGGTCTTTGCACCTTCGCCGTGAATATTCTGCTGCGTAGAACGCGACAAGAAGTTATCAATCAGGAAGGTCATCATCTCATTAGAGAGGGTTGAGGTAGTATCAGCTGCCATGGGTTATTCCTTTATACGTCGTGTCCATGCTTCTTCAGCCAGGCTCTTTTCTTTTCAAGAGATAATTTCTCAAAAGGAACTTCGCCTTGCTGTGAACCACCGGGGCTGTCAACATTGGCAAGCATTTTTTCAGTGGCCTTTTGGGCTGCTGCTTGTCCGACTGTCTTAGCTTTGGCGGCCATGCGTTGAGCAGGGAGCGCGATTGATTTGTAAAGTTGGTAGGGTGATAGTTTTGAACCTACGAGTCTGCCGTTTTCATCGAAGATCAGGCTTTCCTTGAGCAATTGGTCAGCATCTTTTGCAGCCTCAAGATCGTAATCGGGGCTGGATTCGTCAAACATCGGGAATTCCTGTAGAGCTTGGCGTGCTTCACTTTGTATGGTCTGTTGGTTCTGCTGAACCTCTAATTCATACCGTTGCTGGGCGACACTCTGCTGTCTGGCTTCCCGTGCTTGCTGGAAAGCGATGCGTTCAACCTCTTGTGGGGTGTAATAATCACCAGTTTCAGGGTTGATCTCGTTTAATAGCTCCTGCTCAGATGCGAGCTGAGTTTCCTGCAGGTTTAAGCGTTCAATCTGCTCCTTAAGTTCGCGATTTTCATTCGCAAGTTTTTGGAAGCGGTTTTCGCTCTTAGGGGCTAGCGGTTTTTCTTCACCTTGCGGCTGTTCTTCCGTTTTGCTGGTTATGGGTTGATCTTGTGGGTCAACTTTAGCTACCGGCTTAACGTCTTCTGCGGTGTACTCTCCATTGTCGGAAGGTGTAACCTCAGCTACTTCAGACTTGTTTTCCTCTGGTGCCGATACAGGGGCGGTAGTGTCTGCAACTACCTGTTCACTTACGGCTGTGGCTTCTTCTGCCATCTGTTCTCCTTGGGTTTACTGTCTTAAACGCTGACGAGGCGAGAGCTGGTAGATTTGCTCTGTTGCACCACCTGTTGAGGTTTTTTTGGTGGCACAACACAACACACCTACGATTTCGCACTGTCTATTCGTGTCTGAAGAAAGCCCCTTTCTGCTTCTAAGATGGAAACAAGTAATTTGTGTGCAGCAACGGTGTGCATGAACTCTTCGGGACGGGCTAGAACCTCTGTTGGGATGGATTTTTTAGAGTCGTAAAATGCAATATGCTTATCAAAATGCTCTAATTGCTCTCCAAGTAGAGGGAGTTGCTCCAATGTGGCGTTTCGTTTTGCGTCTTCATCCTGCACCTGCTGTTCTGCGGGCATTGGGTTAAATGGCTCCCCGAAGTTTGGGTATACTGAGTCGTTTTGCGGGCTAGACATGACCGGCTCCCTGTAGTGCCTGCATTACCTGCTGTTCGTTGGCTCCTTGACTCAGCATTTGCATCGCCTGAGCGACAGCGTTATCCGACAAACCCAGCTGTTTAAGCTGGAGGGCGAACTGTTCATCTTGTGGAGTGAATTGCTGAGGTTGAGTTTGAGCAGGCTGGGTCATTTGGGTCTGCTGTGCGAGAGCCTGTTGCTGGGCCTGTTGTTGTGCCTTGAATTCCTTTAGATCGATGCTCAGTTCTTCGGGGTCTTCAACGCCGCTTACATCTACGAGCTTGTTCCATAAAGCGACCTG